AAAAAAAACTGACCCCCCCCCCTAAGGGTGTAGGCTTATCCTTTACGTAAACCTCAAGCCCCCTAAATCAAATCACTTTTATACCAATTTAAGCCGTTTAACTGGTTTAAAACCGCTTAAATTGGTACAAAATAGGCATTTTGTACCAATTTAAGCTATTTCGACATGTTGGATTGGCATAAATTGATAGGATGGACAAATTGATGTCAGACAGTAGACGGTAAACATTAAGTGCCCTAAAAAAGCATGATGTAAACGGATAAACTTTACCTATGTTTACATGTAAACTTTACCTATATTTACATATTTATAGGTAAACTTTACCCTTATTTAATTTAAAAAAGATAACCCTCACCCATGTTTACATGTAAACATTACCCATGTTTACAAAATCTACCCGTAAACTTAAAACCTCCTATAAATCAACACAAACATTAATCACTATTAATCATATCATGCCATTAATTGGTTTATTATACCATCAATTTGTTATGCCACTAATTGACCGGCCGATCATTTAACCTATCGATTGATCAATTTGATTAGCCGGCTAATTGATTGCCGATTCATCTGGCTGTTCATCCGATTTGGGCTGGCTGGCTGGTTTGGCTGGCTGGCTGGTGGGGGATGGCAGGGATGGTCATTTTTTTAAGCCTTTTTTTTGATGACCCTTATCATTCCCTATGGTCATTTTAAACGCCGCCCTACCCGTCTTTCCGGCGGTTGTCCGTACCATTTTGACCACCATCCCCACCACCATCCCCCCACCACCACCATCTATCCTGCATCTTTTCCGTATCTTCCCTCCCCTATGATTTATTTAATCTGTGTTTATTCTATTCATTATTTCCTCTGCCATCTCTTGACCACAACTACTTGTTAATGTGGTCAAAATCATTTTGTCATCCATAACTTTTGTAGCTTGCATTGCCTTTGCAATATCCAAGTTAGCTTTGAAGATAGCTAATTTTTTAATTTCCTCCTTGTCATTGACTTGTGGTCTTTTGGTGATGTTCCATTTTGCAGTATCTACATTCTTTTGCCCTACATCATAATTCCATACTTCATTCTTTTTGACAGCTTTAAATGTTGCTCTAAGGTCAATTAAGAACTTTTGAATACCTTTTTGTAAGACTGCATGAGTAAAATTATTACTCTCTGCCCATGCCAATAACTTTTCACTATCTTCAAATTCTTTTGCTGTAGGCAATAGTTGTCTGGGCAAAGTATGTTCGATGCTTCCATAGTCTGGAACACTCGTTTCTGTTGTCAGGTCACTTAAGATGTCATAAATTGATTTTGCCATGATAATAGTCTCCTTTGATTAAAATATTGTTAAAATTAAAAATTGTTAAAATTAATTATTCTTTGATTTAAGAAATTTTTTTGGAATATTTCCTGATATTATTTCCTCCCATTCATTATCTGAGCAAGGCTGTTCATCTTCCAGTATCAGCCATCCTCCGCCTTGATGGAGCAACAATCCGTGTTTACGATAATACTCAACGGAAAGTTTTTCTTTTTTGGGCGGATTTACTAAGCTCCTAAAACAATGCAAATGATCATCAAAAATCTTTTGATTTGTTAAAATTGAATTTATTCTTAATGATTTGTTGCCATTCTGAGCATAAATAACAATCTGTTCATACTGTGCTTTTAATGTTTTCGCATTTGCTATTTGTTCCATATATAATTCATGTTCCAATTTTTTTATTTCTTGCTTTTTTTCTTCTATCAATTTTATTTTTGGATGTTCCATAGTAAATCCTCCTCCTTCTTTTAAATTAGTATAACATTATTTAATTTAAAATGTCAAATATTTTGTTTCTTTCCACAATAAGAAAAAAGCATCTTCAATAAGAGATCGTCGATTTCCTTAGTGTTAAAATCAATATATATCTTTTAATCTGGTTTGTCAAACAATTTGCTTGATATCTTTTAACCGATTGATATCTTCCAACCAATTGTTAAATTCAATATATATCTTTCAATCCGGTTTGTCAAGTGATTTTGTTTGAATATTTAAAAATTGTTTGAATCTTCCAATTGTTTGATATCTTCCAATCTATATTAAACCAATCCATTTGTCAAGCGAATAATTTAGTAAATTAATAATTACTTCAAGCGAATAATCACTTCAAGCTTAATGCCGGCTATATAATAAGGATTGCAATAACCGTGCCAGGTAATAAGAATCATTTAAGTATTATAATCATTATATCACATCATAATGTTATACTATTATAATTTGATATTAAAATTATACTTTGGTGATGTTATCACAATTCGGTTATCCTAACAATATTATTATATCCTAACATTATGCCTATGGGAACAATTTTGATAGGTTGACCTCTTTGTATGGACTGATGCCTCGGTTTTCCAGATAGGAATTAGGCTTCCCCAAGTACTTTGTGGAAAAAAAGCATTTTAGTGAAAAAAAGCATTTTAGTGAATAAAACCAATTTAAAAATAAAATCAATTTAAAGAAAAAATCAATTTAAAATAAAATCAATTTTTAAATAAACTAATTTGCTGTTCATAAATGAACGGCCAAAGTAACATAGGTGCAAATGGTCGGCAATGATCAAATGGTTAATAACCTACCAATGATTTGATAATAACAAGTTGGTAACTTATCAATTTGTCACCCTATCAACAGGTTATTAACTTATCAATGGTTTGTCAAACAAATTGTAAATATATAGCCAAGGAATTTACAAACCCTCCCCAACACACTCTTTTACACAAAAAAATCCTTAAACACTCCTTGACAATTTACCTATAAAGAATTATTATATCACTATATAAAAATTTAATGGTTACTTTGCATAATCAAATAAACCAACCAACGAGGATGCCTATGTAGAAAATCAACGAATCAACGAATCAATTTATTAAAACAAAGCAATGAAGAAATAAAGCTAAGCAGCGCAGCTGCCTACCTTAAGGAATAATTCTATACTAAGGAATAATTCTACATTGCTTAACAAACTAACAAATCCAAGGATTAACAACTATGCTCAAATCACTTAAAGCACATCATAGAAATATAGTCCAGATGTCTTTTAATGGTTTTAAAGCACCTGAGATAGCTGCACGGCTTGAAATAACTACTGTCACTGTTTCTAATGTTTTGCGTTCGCCACTTGGTAAGGCTTACATGGAAGGATTGACTGACAAGTTGAAAGACACTACATTAGATGTTAGGAAAGAACTTGTTTCAATGAATAGGGATGCTTTAAAAACCTTTTCTCGTTTACTTAATCCAGATAATAAAGCTCCAGCTTCGGTACAATTTAGTACTGCAAAAGACCTTCTCGACAGAACTGGTTTTAAAGCTCCAGATAAATTAAACATTGACATGACTTTCCAGACTAAATCAGATGATGAAATTGATGCTGAAATAGAAGCATTAAAAGATTCAATTGATCGAACAGCCATATCAAAAGTGACAAATATAACTCAAGCAACGGAATTGCCTGCTTTAGAGAATACTCCTGCTTTGGAAGGTTCTCCAGCCTTGGAAAATACTCCTAATCAAGATGATATCCTATCTGATAAGATTTTAACTGATGTTAATTTTGACCCTTTTAATAATATTAAAAGATTTAAATAATGGATGATTTTAAGAAATTTTCTCGAACTGAAAAAGAACATTATCTTAAGCTTTTAAAAGAGAAGAATTCTCGCTTAAAGCAGAATCGTTTAAATCAGTATTATCCCCTATCTGGTTTATTATCACGAGATAATTATCCAAAACATATGCAGTTTTTTAAATCTGGTAAAGACTTTTCTGAACGTTGTATCATGGCTGCAAATCGGATAGGCAAAGCACTTAAACATGGAACAAAGATTGCCACTCCTAATGGATGGAAAAATATTGAAGATATCCAACAAGGTGAGATTGTTATTGCCGCAGATGGTTCTTTAACAGATGTAATTGGTGTCTATCCTCAAGGAAAGAAACAATTATACAAAGTAGTTTTTGATTCTGCTGATGAAACAATTTGTTGTGGTGAGCATCTTTGGAAATATCTTCCATATAAAGCAAGATTTCCATATAGACAATCACATGGCCAAAGACAATCAAATCCATTTTATAATAATTGGAAAGTCGGAAATACCTTAGAAATTCAAAATGATTCTGGTCATCAACCTATTTCAAGAATGTGTGCTATGGTTCCTCATGGCAAAGCATGGCAATTAGACAAGGCTCAATTATACATTGACCCATATTTTATGGGAATTCTTCTTGGTGATGGCTCTATTGTTGACAGAGTTCGTTTTACTTCACAAGATGAATCAATTATAAAAGATATTGCAAAGACAATTCCTGATACACTTAAACTCATAAAAGAGGCTGGACGATTTGCCTATTGTATATCTAAGTCTGGCGGACTAACTGCTGGTAAAGCTGCAAATGAATATACAACTTATCTTAAAGAGCTTGGTTTACTCGGTACTCATAGCGATACTAAATATATTCCTTGGGATTATTTACATTCATCCATTGATCAACGTAAAGATCTTTTAGCTGGACTAATGGATTCTGATGGTTATATCAGTACAAAGAATTCAATGTCTTATACAACTGTATCTCCAAAACTTAAGGATGATTTTTGTCAACTTGTCATTTCTCTTGGCGGTAAAACAGTTGTTAAAGAAAAAATTAAATCCTATAAACTCAAAGATGGTACAAAGAAACAGGGAAAATTAGCTTATCAAATTACAATAAAACTTACTTTTTGTCCATTTCGTCTGATAAGAAAAGCATCTCGCTATAAAGTGCCACAAAGATCATTTGATCGAATTATTAAAAGTATCCAAAAAGATGTTATTTCCGACTGTACTTGTATTCAAGTAAGTCATCCAGAACATACTTTTATTATTGCTGGTGGAATTGTAACGCACAACTCTGAAGGTATTGGTGCATATGAAACTGTTCTTCATGCGACTGGACGATATCCAGATTGGTGGGAAGGGCATCGTTTCAACAGAGCAATTTCTGCCTGGGCTGCTGGAACAACCAGTACGACTGCAAGAGACATTGTCCAGTTTAAGTTGCTTGGTGCTCCTGAAGATCATGGTACTGGATTAATTCCAAAAAAATATATAATAAAAACAACTCCTAAGGCAGGTGGTACACCTAATGCAGTTGATACTATTTTAATCAAACATATATCCGGTGGAATTTCAAGAATTAAAATAAAATCATATGCCGAAGGACGTAAATCATTTGAAGGAACTGAACAAGATCTTATCTGGCTGGATGAAGAATGTCCATTAGCAATTTATACTGAATGTGTAACTCGAACCATGACTACAAATGGTCTAATAATGCTCACATTCACACCACTTGAAGGATTAACTGAGACAGTTTTGCAGTTTTTGCCTGGTGGTCAGATTAAAGAAAATCAATCTGGCAGTAAAATGCTAATCATGGCTACATGGGATGATGCTCCACATCTCACAACAGCGCAGAAGACAAAACTCTATGATGCACTTCCTCCTTATCAACGAGAAGCTCGTTCAAAAGGCATTCCTCAACTTGGATCAGGTGCAATATTTCCGATATTAGAAAATAATATTACAGTAAGTGACTTTGCTATTCCTGATCATTGGCTTCGTTGTTATGGAATGGATGTTGGTTGGAAAAAGAATGCTGTAATTTGGGCAGCAACAGATCCTGATTCTAAAATTACTTATCTTTATTCAGAGTATTACCAAGGCCAGGCTGAACCAGTTATTCATGCTGAAGGTATTAAAGCTCGTGGTGTATGGGTTCCAGGAGTAATTGACCATGCTGCACATGGACGTAGTCAAGTAGATGGTCAAAATCTTTATCAACTTTATATTAATCAAGGTTTAAATCTTTTTAATGCTAACAAATCAGTTGAAGCTGGTCTTTATAATGTTTGGCAAATGTTAAGTACAAATAAATTAAAAGTATTTGCTTCATTGGTTAATTGGTTTGCAGAATTTAGAATATATCGACGAGATGAAAATGGTAAAATCGTAAAAGAAAATGATCATTTAATGGATGCTACCAGATATTTAGTTATGTCAGGGTTAGATATGGCAATTGCTCGACCTTATTGGGAGTTTGAAGCCTGGGAAGAAAGCGAACTTAGTAGTACATTAGATTGTAATTTAATTACAGGTTACTAATTATGAAATAATTATATTTGTGTGCAAGGTGGTTAGCTACCTTTGCCGACTCCTGGACGGACTTGCATATTTTTTATTTTCCAGGAATATAATAAATCAGGAGATTATTATGGAAATAAATAAATTAACACAAGAAAAAGTACAGAAATTTTTTACCTATAATAAAAACACAGGCAAGTTATATTGGAAATCAGCTCATTCTTGGAAAAATCGTCATATAATAAATTCTCGTAATGCGAATAAAGAAGCTGGGGTTGTTTCAAATAATGGATATTTAATCGTTGGATTAAAACAAAAATGGTATAAAGTACATAGAATTATATGGCTTTATATTTATGGCTATTTTCCAGAAAACTGTATTGATCATATTAATAGGAATAAAACAGATAATCGAATCGAAAATTTAAGAGAAGTTTCTAATCAATGTAATGTAAGAAATTCAAAAATAGCGAAAAATAATAAATCAACAATTAAAGGTGTTAGTTGGCATAAAGAAACTTCTAAGTGGGTAGTTAAAATTAGATTAAATGGAAAAAATTATTATCTTGGAGTTTATAGAGATTTTTATGATGCAGTTTGTATACGGCTTGCTACAGAACAATGTTTAAATTGGAACGGATGTGATTCAAATAGTTCTGCCTATCAGTTCGTTAAAAAATATATTTGTAAAATAGGTTATTAATATGGCAATGCCAGAAGATATGAACGAAGATATTCTAACTGAGCCTACTACTGATAGAAATAAGCCAGTATGGGCATCAGAAGAACCAGTTAATGACATCATAACTGATACTGACCAATCTGGTGAATTTCTTCAAGTAATTGAAAAAGAAGTCTTGCGTGCTGAAGCAATGGTTCTTATTACCAATATTGCTCCAAAACAACCTGAAAAAATCCTCTCAGATTTGACAACTAAAGTCATTGAAGGATATAAACTTGATTTAGATAGCCGCAAAGAATGGGAAGAACTCAATAAGCAAATCATCGATCTTGCGAAACTCCTTGTAAAGAAAAAAACCTATGCTGGAGAAGTTGTTGCTAATGTTAAATATCCTTTAATCATTAATGCCTGTCTTCAATTTGCTGCCAGGGCATATCCAGAAATGATTAAAGGTACTGATATTGTCAAAGGTAAGGTAATCGGCAAAGATCCAGACAATCTTAAATATGAACGGGCTAAACGTATTTGTGACTTTATGTCATTTCAGGTGCTGAACGAGATGCAGGATTGGGAGGAAGGAGTAGATCAATTACTTTTTACTCTCCCTGCCATTGGTTGTGCCTTTAAAAAAAGTTATTTCAATAGCATTGAAAGACATAACGTCTCCGAAATGGTCTTCGCAAATGATTTGATTGTAAATTATTTTACTGAATCTCTTGAAAGAGCTCCAAGAATTACACATCGGATATATCTTTATCATAATGAAATCATAGAGCGTATCAATGCAGGAGTTTTTTCCAAATTTGATATTGCTGAACTTGGTGAAGCCACCTCCGAGGAGACAAGCAATACTGATGAAGAGACTCCACATTTATTTCTTGAACAACATCGTTGGTATGATCTCGACGGAGATGGTTATCAAGAACCATATATCGTAACTGTTCATGAAGAATCTCAGAAATTAGTCAGAATCGCTCCAAGATATGCAACTGATGGAATTATCCGTAATGAGAATGATGAAATAATCAAGATAATTCCTGAGCATTATTTTACTCGTTATATTTTTATGCCATCAATCGATGGTGGATTTTATGGAATGGGTTTTGGTTCCTTATTGATGAGTACCAATACTGCAATAAACACTATAATTAATCAACTCTTAGACGCTGGGTCATTGTCCAATCGGCAAAGTGGTTTCCTTGGTAGAGGATTAAAACTCGGCAGAGGCAAATCAATTCAGGTTAAATCTGGTGAATGGAAACATGTTGAAGTTACTGGTGATGATCTCAAAAAGAATGTATTTCCAATGCCAGTACGTGAACCTTCGACTGTGTTGTTTCAATTATTAGGTCTTTTAATTGATGCTGGGAAAGAACTTGCAGGTATGACAGAAATCCTTGCCGGTAATTCACCTGGAGCAAATGTTCCAGCTGAAAGTGTACTTGCACTAATTGAACAAGGATTACAAGTTTATTCAGCTATTCATAAGAGAATTTATCGTGCTCAATATAAAGAATTCAATAAGTTACGTCGTTTAAATGCTCTATATCTTGATCAGATGACATATAGTACTGTATTAGATGATGAAGCTGCTGATCTTCAAGCTGACTTCGCCACACATGATTTTGATGTTATTCCTGTATCTGACCCGAATAATACTACTATGTTACAACGGCTAATGAAAGCAAAAGCTATGCTGGAGTTACGAGGTCAAGGATTAAATGATCAAGAAATCAATCGACGTTATTTACTCGCAATGGACATCACTGATCCTAAAAAGATTCTTCCAGATGAAGAATCAGAACAACAAGACCCGATGGAACAAATGCAGATGCAAAAGATGCAGGCTGATTTAGAAGAGATATCGGCAAAAATTGACAAGTTGAAATCAGAAACTGCTTTTAATTATGCTAAGATTGAAAGTGAATATCAAGGACGTGAAAAGACATTGGCTGGAATTATCAATGATGAAAGAAAAGTCGATATTAGTGAAGCGCAAGTAGTAAATCAAATTGAATTAGGTAGAAGTCAGCAATCAATTGGAAAAGCACCAGAAGGGGTAACAAAAAGTACTTTAAAAAGAGAATATGAAAAATAACAATAAAGGTTAATAATAAAAGGATGAAAGGAGAAAATAATGGAAAACTATTTAGGAGTCAAACAAATCAAAGCTTGTCCGATGAATCGTTTAGATTATAATATTTATCAAGGTTGGGATTTACCAAAAGATGAAAATGGTACGGATGAAGGATATTTAATCGAGTATATTGATGAAGGTAGAGCAAATCATTGTGCTCATGAAAACTATATCACTTGGAGGCCTAAAGAAATCTTTGAAAATGCCTATCGAAAGATCACCGGAATAACTTTTGGTTTAGCTATTGAAGCAGCGAAACAAGGAAAAAAGATTGCTCGATCTGGTTGGAATGGTAAGAATATGTTTGTAGTATATATGAAACCATTGCGTTTATCTGCATTTAATGATCAAGGAGTGGTTGATAAAGTAATTGAGCGAATTGCAAAATGGATTGGTAAAGATACTCCACTTAATTGTCAACCATATTTTGCCATATACAATGCTCAAAAAGAATGGATTCCAGGATGGTTTGCAACTCAAAGTGATATGTTGGCTGAAGATTGGATGATTATAGAATAGGAGGAAAATGACAATTAGGAGGAAAATGAAAGAATATCAAAAAAGAGTTATTCAAGAGCAAAAAGAACTTGGTGAAAAGATTGTTAAATTAACTACTTTTCTTATGTTTTTTGATTTACAAAGTATTGGTATTGATATTGATGATGATGCTAATTTGCAATTATTATATCATCAATTATCCGAAATGTTAAGTTATAATCAAACTTTACAAAAAAGAATTTATCTGTTTAAAGAATAAAGGAGCTACCAACAATGATTTCAAAGGAATCTTTTGAAGAATGGCGAACACATCCAGTAACAATTGAGATTTATGATGAGATTAAAAAAGCAAAGCAGACGTTGCAACACAACATATCGGAAGGATTAACAATCGGGCATCGAGCCGATATCACGCATGGTCTAACAAACAAAGCAATTGGTCAAATAGAAGGGCTTAATCAATTGTTGAATATCACTTATGAGGATGAAGAGTCTACATTAGGATAAGGAAGGTAATTTATGGAAAATAGCAATAAGTCAGGCATAATCCCAACTGGTGGCCACGTTCTGGTATTACCAGACAAAGTTAAGGAAAAAACTTCTGGTGGAATTTTTGTTCCAGTGACAGTCCGTGACAAAGAACAAGCCGCAGCGACTTCTGGAAGAATTATATCTATTGGTCTTTCAGCTTGGAAAGATATTGACAATGGTGAGCCATGGGCTATGGTTGGTGAACGAGTAAGTTATGCTCGTTATGCTGGTGTTGTCATGCAAGGTAATGATGATGTTGATTATGTTTTGATTAATGATAATGATATTTTAGCGATATTATTGGATTAAAAGAGGAGTTACTATGCCAGAGGAATTTATTGAAGATATATTGGCTGAAACAAAACCTATTGAAAATTCAGAAGCTTTGAAGAGTCCTAATGAAGAAACAGTTGACAATAAAACTGATGTTAATACTGATATTAAGATTGCTGATACTAAGAATGCTGATGCCAAGATCGAGCCTGATGTAACTATTGAAGATTTAGCAACTCAAATTGGTTGGAATGCTAATTATAAGGGTAAAGAATCTATTGATGCAGCTACTTATATCTTGAAGTCCCGTGAAATTCAAGATACAATGAAAGGGCATAATACAGATCTCAAGACTCAGTTATCTGATGTAAAAAATTCTATTAATGATTTAAAAGATCATAATAAAAGAGTCTACCAAACTGAGATATCACGTATGCAGACTGAATTAGACTCTCTTAAAAAACAAAAACGTGCTGCTGTTGAAGTTGCCGATGTCCCTAAAGTTGATGAACTTGATAAACAAATTGAT